ATCTGCATCTGCATCTGATGGTAGTAATCATCAGGGATTGGAGAGTCCTGCGTGAACTTGCGGGAGATGGGGCACTTGAATTCCACAAGCTTGCCCCACCGATAATCCATCTTGTCCTTGGTGAGGACAATCCCGTCGGGAGACGCACCGAGAAACTTATAAACTGGATGGCCAACACAGGTCGTGTCCACGATCTCCGCCCCGCCCTGGATGTCGCCATAGATCTCCTTGGCTAGCGGCTCAAACTGGGTCCCCCACATACATGCAGTCATCATAGACATCCCGCCTCCCGCCTGCTTCGGTCCGTCCAGTTTCCGCATCAAGAGTTCTTTCTTTCCTGATGGCGTCGCTGTCTTGAACGCTTTTGTTACTTCCGAGGCTGTAATCATTTCAGATCGTTTGGCATGCCAGGCGTCCGTGCGCTGGTCAGCAACGCCGTAGTCTCGGAGGACTTTGAAGACCGATCGCCGCCTAGCCCAAACTTTACCCATGTGGGAATCCAGAAGTCGGTATACCTGTGCTTTATAGTTCTTGTAGTCATATCCACGACGCCGACAGATGGCCTTGATTCGGTGCGTGAGATGGGTACAGGCATCGAGCGGAAGTTCAAAGACATCCATTAGTTTATCCAGAGAGATCTACGAAAAGGTATTCGTTTTACGCACGACGGCGATGGCGGCGGGTACGACCGCCCTTCTTCGCCTTACGGGTCTTGCGGGGCTTAGGCTTTGATTCCTTGGCTCGAATTGCCGATTCGAGTGCCGTAACCGTTTCCTCTGCCTTCCGAACAAGCTCGGGGTTCTTCTTGTACATCTCGTGCAGCATGGTATCCTCCTTACCACTGACCATATGCTTCCCCGTGTGAGCAATGTGAACAATATCCTTCGCGATCTTGAGCTCGTGGTGGAGAGCGGATAACGAGGGCATTTGGTTTGTTATGAACCGATATATTTCTACGAGTCGTTTACAGAAAAGGTGTCGGTCATACACAATGACGACCACATCTACAACGGAAATCTCAACGCAGGAGGATTGGGTCCTTCATCGTCTCACCAATTTTTATAATCCCGAACGTCTAACTCTTCTCCGTGATATTCTGGCCAACAAGACGAACATTTCCCTACGTATTCTGGACTGGTTTGTGACCAACTATTCCAAGATGAACAACGTATCCTACATTTCCAAGGCGGGGAAGCATGTGATTGTCTATCTTGCCTACAAGTCGCATCTCAAGGCCTATAGCAAGAAGATGTTTGACCCCTTCTGTCGTCATGCCCGCATTGATTTTCAGGGAGTGTCCACCACGGTTGGCCAGCTGAACTTCTTTGCATGGGCTATGGAGGACGATGTGATTGACTACCTGTTTGAGCACCGCGACGATATCCATGCCGATATGGAGACCCGCATGAATGTGGCAGGAGGAAGCGATGCCAAGAAGGCTGCAGGCGCCGAGCATACTCGCAAGAAGCGTCATGAACTATCCCATTCGGCTACAAAGTCACTCAAGAAACATGACGTAAAAATCATGGTTTCGTTTTCGTAGTGTGAAGTAAGTAGAAATGTTATCCTTTCATCGCAAGGTTGTCTATCCTACCGATACTGACATTGCCGATTTTGATTTAGATACAGACGTCGAGGAGTACAACTACGATGGACGTCTAGTGTTTCGTGGGAATCTTGATCCCGCTTATTCGGGCGACAATGATGAGTTCCAGGTCTACTGGTTATATGACGAAAGTAATCAGCGGGTCGGTCTGGCTGAGCATCGCGGCGGTGGAAATGAGCATACATGCTACTGGATTCGTGACAATGTGTATTCCACCATGTTTCAGGAAGACGGATGGACATGCCGTGATCGCACACTCTGGAACATTATGGCTCCCTCAGCCTATGAAGACTGTATGCGCAATGGGTGGACAACTGTTGATTCTCTACGATCACGCACATCGTTGACCATTGTTCGTCCCCAAGATGTCTTAGTTTACGAACCCCCCGATGCGCTCTGTATACGGTGCGGAAGCAGCGAGGGGAAGGGACATGCTGGATGCCAAATGGAAAAACACGAGCCACGCTACGACGTGTTCTTCACATTATTTGTTGATGACGATGGACTGATCTACGTTCCTCCTGCAGATACGCGGGCTTACGGTGCTGCACTACCCACCTTACGACGGCCCTTGGCCGCTGGAGCCTTGGACTCGGAGATCTCTACGATTGTGGGCGTAGGAGCGGCAACGGGTGCAGGTGCAGGCGCGGGGGCAGGCGCTGCAGCCTCCTCCTCATCGCCCTCCTCCTCCTCCTCGTCATCTGAGACGAGTGCGGCCTTGGCACCGCCAGCCACGGGAACGGGTGCCTCGCCATCATCCTCGTCGTCCTTGAACATATCACGCGCCGTCTGACGCTTGCGCTGATGGACCTGGACATACGAGGGCTTCCACGTCAGACCGAAGCCCTGGCCGATCACATAGATGCTGCCACTCGCCACGATCTTGGCCTGGCAGCCCTTCGCGAACGTCTCCTGCAGACCGCTGGGAGGAACCACGATGTCGTTCTCGTTGGCGTCAATCACATCCATCGAGACCTTACCATCGTAGACGGGCAGCTTGAAGCGGAGCGACGGGGGATACTTACCGTTCGGGACCCAGCCATCGTTCGTCTTGTCCACCGACACCGACAGGAACTTGTTGAATGAATCGCGAATCGACTCCTCGCCGCGCTTCTTGCCAAACCACGACGCCGAGTTTGCGACAGCGGACTGGATGACCGCCTCCTGGAACTCACGCAGGAAGTTGTAGGCCTTGGACACGTCGTCCGTGCCCGTCGCAGGCAGCTGGCCATAGGGATCGCAGCCCTGGAGAGACGCAGACATGGTGTAGGAGGTGGTGATGCTGCCATCCTTGTTCTCGTTCTCCTTCACGAGACAGCCACCAGGGAAACCGAATTGAGGGAAACGGAACTGAACATTCTGGGACTTGTACTTGAACGCGACCGAGACACCACCCTGCTTGTTACGCTTAGGCTCGGAGAACTGGATATCAGAAGCATTGATCTTGCAGACGTTGACGACAGCTGGGGCGGACATTTCTTTTCTTTGGGTTGTGCTTTCCTATTCCTTGGAGCGCGGCTGATCCGTTTTGCGCTCATGTTTCCGTATTAGATTTCAATGGTTTGATTTTCGTATCATACCCTTGTAATAGTTAGAGAATGAGCTGCCTTGCATGTAAAAATAAAACGTCCACTGACCGATGTGAATCAAAGGCCTTGACCAAGCTCGCATACTGCGGTCGGCATATGCGATGCAAGAAACCGAGCGCGTGGATCGCTTCTCGACCATCATTGTTGCGAATACTGATTCGGTTTCAGGCCCGCTGCCGAGGATTTATTACACGCCTGCCTCTTCGGTTGGCAGGTCTGGGTGTTCTACGACGATCACTGTGTCATAATGACGACGAGATCATCACTATGGAAGGGAAGACCGATGTTCACCCCCATGACTATTTTTCGGTCGAAGAGGATGGAAAAGTTTGGTGGTTTGACCAGCGTTCAATGATTCAGTGGTCACAAAAGGAACTGGATATTCAAAACCCGTATACGCGAACCATTCTGTCGAAAGACGATACACGGCGTCTGCGTAAATTATGGATTTATCGGAGGAAGCGCGGTCTTCCTATTTACCATGAAGGTCAGCAAACCGCAATGACAGTGATTGAACGACGGGATAATCGATGGATGCGCATTGCTCAAATCCTTCGTGAGAATGAATACGATATTCACCACGAACATTTCATCTCTCTTGATTATCCCCATATGATGATGATGATCAATACGCTGACAGAGGATACGCGGTGGTGGCACACGCATACATCGGATGCCACGGTATACAAATACCATAACTGGCTGAAAAATATGAGAAATGTCATGCACACCTACGAATCCATGACAGTGCTCAGTTGCGATATTGCAGGGTTACTGCTGTCTGCTCTTTATGATGTTAATGCCCTACACGAAATGGCTTACTATATTATCACTGCCTATAATCGGGCTTCCTCGGTAATACTTCCCGAGTTTGATTGAAGAACTACATGGCTGCCATTACGAGAACTTAGGAGGGCTTTAACCGCTTCAAGATCGGCGGCATCAATTTTTAGAATTGTAGAGGGAACCTCCTTTTCCTCCTCTTTCGTCTTCGTCCTTGTCGTCGTTACAATTCCGCCATCCTCAGTCACTAATCCAGTAACCGCCGTTTCAGGTTTAGGTTCAGGTTCAGGTTCAGCTTCAACTTTGACTTCAAGGGGCTGGATAGATGTTTCTTTCTCCTCTACCTCGGTCTCATTCTCCTTTTCTTCCTGAATTGGTTCGGGGGTCATTGCTCGGCGAACTGGGGGAGAAGGGGCAATATCAATTT